GATAGCTCACATCCGGAGCCAGGCTGTTGATATTCACCTCAGGCACAACTGTTTTAGCTTTGGAGCTTGCACCTACACTGCCCGACTTGCCTGCATACTCTTCCAGCTTTTCCAGCTGCTCGGCAATGTACATATAATTGCCCGTCTGTTTCTGGTTGTCGTATGCAGAGACACCATAACGCGCAGCATATTCATGAGAGGCTGAACGGTAATAACCACCTGGACCCTGTTGAGCGGTCTGGAACAGTTCTTTAGCTTTCTGCTTAACATTGCCCCCATAACCCATTTCAGTCAGCTGCTGCTCAATCTCATCAACTGAATAACCGTTTTTAGCCATGACTCCAGTTTTAGAGGCTTTAAGCTTGCCCTGCATGGCAGTAAGCGCTTCTGACCAGGCTTCAGTAGAGGATTTGGCCTCCTCTCTTGCGACCCGGCCAGCTTCACGGTAACCATCACCAATGGCACTGGCTGAGTTCTCTACCCGATTATTGGCTTTGGCCCAGTCATTCATGGTTTTGACTACAGCCTGACCGCTGTCATCAATCTGGATTTCCAGATTGCGGCCTGCATTCGCAGCATTAGTCGCAGCAATCACACCTGCATCACCCGATGCTGCTGCAGACTGAGCAGCTTTCTCATATGCTTTCTGGATACCTTCAGCAGTCGCCTTTCCGCTATCTCTGACAGTGATGTAATCCATCAAAGCCTGTTGTGCAGCAAGCTTTAAATTCTCCTTGGTTTCAATGCCTAGCCGTTTAAATGCCTCTGTCACCGGATCAATATCATCCGGCAGTTCTAAAGCCTGCATCTTGATAGCAATTAGGCCCTGTTCGACTTGTTCAGCTGAGATTTCACCTTGATCACCAAATTCTTCAAGCTTGGACCTTGCGTAATCAATTTCAGCTTGGCTTTTAGCCGTCTGTAACCAGTTTGACCAAGACTGATAAATTATATCTCCTGCCGCTTTACCGGTAATACCTGCAGAAGCTAACTTACCTTTCAGATCAGTGACATTATTACCCTGCTCAGTAAAGGATTTAGAGACTCGATTTAACGCAACATCGATATCTACCCCAAGCTGCTTGGCTGCAAGAGAAGCTCTCGAATATGCATTTTCTGCCACCTGTCCAGATCCGGAATTAGCCGCATCCAGTTCCGCAGCACGTACATTGCGGTTATTGGCAAGTTCAGTTTCCTTCTGGTCAATACCCCGAAGGGAATCTTGTGCAGATTTCAATGCACTTAAATCACCAGTGCGCTTAGCCTCGGCAATCTGTTGTTCCAGAACTGCACGTTCAACGGCGGATTGTCTCTGAAAAGCCAGATATGCCTCATCTGCCTTTTGTAGATTCTCTTTGGCCAGCTTGACAGCTTCTTCCTTTTTGGCTGCATTATCTGCAGCCTGAGCAGCACCCCCCCAAGCCGCCACGCTAACCTTGCCTGCCTTATCCATTGTGACGATATAACCCTTCGTCATTAGATCAGCCTGCATGGTACCGTCAATGACCCCACCATTAGCTTTAATGGCAGCTTCAGCATAAGCTTGGGCAGAAACCAGCATGTCTTTATCCAGCTTAGCTTTACTGGTGGCATGCTCCTTCTCTCGATTTTCTAACTCGCCAGATTTCTGGATAATGGCATCAATTGTTGACTGGTTCCCATCCTTTCTAGCCTGGTTCAGCTGTGTATCGAGCGCAGCACGTTCTGTTGCTAACTCCTTGGTTTTCTGGTTAAGTCCCTTGTTTTGTTCAATCAGCTCAGCAAACGTTGCAGTACTTCCGGCTATTGCCTCCTGATTCTTCTGTTCTCGCGTTTTCGCAATATTGTCTAAAGCTTGTATAACCTGGACTTCATGGTTAATAGCCAACTCATCTGCTTGATGATAAAGCTGCTGAGCTTTGGCGGTAAGATCTTGAAATTCTTTAAAGGCCGCCTCTTTTGCATCACCAAACATAAATTTAGACTTCCAGTACATAAATGCACCAGTAGCCTCATACATAGCGCCAGCAAAAAGATTTACAACAATTGCTATGCCTTTAAAACCGTCATTAAATAAGGCAAATACTACACCTGCTGCCTCAAGTGCTTTTGTAAAACCATTTGTTTTATCAACGGCACTGTCTATGCCACTATTGAAATTAAATATAGACGTAAGTGCAGTATCTAAAACTTGAGTAGCTGTTCCAAAAACCTCTCCAAGTGATTCAACTAAAGACTTTAAAGTTTCATAGGCAGTACTTAAGGCTTCTTTAAGAGCCTCGATAGTTGCCGGATCAATTTTTTTAAGCTGATCACCGACCCAGATAAAACCATTACCAATATCGGTTAAAAGCCGTTCAACGACATCCATATTGTCAGCAATAGTTACCAGCCATTGTGCAACTGTTGCAGATGCGCCAGTGGACTGATCCATGGTACCAATCAGGATTTGCCATTGGGTCTGGATACGCTGTAATGCATTACCTATCGTAGTTGGAAACTTATTGTAGTCAGCTTCAATTGCAGCGGATTGTTTCTGTAAGGCCTTGATTACGCGCTCAGCAGATAACTCGCCGTTTTCTGCCATAGTACGTAACTCACCTGTAGTCACACCAAGGGATTGAGCCAAGGCTTTAGAAATTCCTGGAGCCTGTTCCATGATTGAGTTGAACTCATCACCACGGAGTACTCCAGATTGCAGTGCTTGGGTAAACTGGACAATAGCATCTTCACTGGCCTGTGCTGATCCACCTCCTGTTTGAATGGCCATATTGATGGTTTTTACCAGTTCCAGACTTTGCTGCTGGGTCATTCCCATCTGTTTGCCAACATCATTCACCTTGGTAAACAGGCTGGCAGTAGCTTCTAAACTTGAATTGGTAGCAAGTGCCACTTGATGCACACCCGCCATAGCTTGCTGAAAGTTACCACCTTCGCTGGTTGCAATATTGATTCGTGCTGAAAGTGTAGTATACGAATCCGCTGCCTGAGCAATTTCCCTCACACCGATACCAATACCAACGGCGGCCATAGCTCCCGCAAGAGCAGTCGCTGCAAATCTAGCCGCTCCCATCCCTTTAGAAAGATTGGAAACACCTGAATTTGCTTTTTCTGCCGCCGGTTCAACACCGTGAAGCTCATCTTTAAGCTTCTCAATCTGTTGCTCGGTAATTTTAGTTACACGCTCAACTTCTTCTGCAGGAAGTTTGCTATTAGCCTTAAAATCCTCTAGTTTTCGTTCAAGCGCAGTAATTGCATCATTAATAACTGTAGGCGGCTTAATGCCTAAAGCTTCATAGATTTCATGTCCGGTCTGCTTTGCGCTGGTTGAAGCCTTATCTGCACTGGTCGATACACTACGCATTGCAGAGGATGCTTGTGTATCAAAATCTGCAAATGCTGCTTTGGTCAGATCAACTGCCTGTTCAAGACCTTTGATCTTTTCTCCTGCAGCCTTAATTTCATCAAGAGTAACAGCTTCACTACTTTGTTCTAATGCGGAGAAAGCATTCTTAGCTGCCAGCAGCTCGCTTTCAAGCGTATTAATACTGCTAGTGCCGATACTACCAATTCGCTCAATTTCTTTAGTGCTGAGATTGGCCCCTTCACCCATTGACTGAATTGCACGGGTCGCAGTCTGGGCTTCACCTACTACTTGGCCAAGATCTACCGAGCTAAAACGTTGTAACTGATTAATCGAAGACTGTGTGGCATTGTCCACGCCACGCATAGCATTTATGGCAACGTCCTGATAGTAATTAAAAGCACTGGACGTTTCTTTAATGGCATCTTCAATACTTAAAACACGCTGCTTGGCGATTTCAATATCTTTTAAGGTACCATCCGTACTTTGCAAACGAACCAATTCAGCCTGAGCAGCTTTTAGGGCTGAATTAAGCTCATTGAGACCTTGTTCACCAGTGCTCGACATTGAACGTAGCTCACCAGCGCTAATAACCGATTTATCACCTAATGCTTCAATTTCTTTGGCAGCAGAAAAGAATTTAGTACCCAGCATTTCTGCAATTTGAAGCGCATCACCTGGAATAGCTTCACCAATCTCAAAGCCTGCCTTATTTGCCTTGGCTGCCGTATCTTGGAGTTCATTACCTAAACCATCAATCTTACCGGCTGTCTGAACAGCCTGCCCTTCAAGTTCGCCACCCGCCTGAGAGACTTCACTCAACTTTCCTTTAGCCTGATCTGCCTTCTTCTGCAAATCATCAGGAACTATTTTTCCAACTACCTGAGCTGCTTGTTCAGATGCAGCTTTTAGTCTTTCAGATTCCTGTTTTATTGCGGCATAAATGGCCTTAGTGACACTTTCAGATTCCTTAATATTCGATACATAATTTTTAGTATCAGCTTCCATCACAAGTTTAAAGGTTAATTCTTTACCGGCCATGTTCTTACTCGCAATAAAAAACCCACCGAAGCGGGTAAAATTAGGTATTAAAAAACCTCCCGAAGGAGGTTCTTGTTTTATTTAGAATTGCGCTCTTTCAAGAAGTAGCGCCCCATTCTCAATGTATCCGTTCCATACAACAGATCTAACACACTATCAAAACGCTTGGTAAATTCAGCAATATCCATTGTTGGATAAAAGCCCGGCGGTAGTGGCATTACTGATAAAACACCATCCCTAGCACTCACATGCCAAGAATCATACCGAGAGTTATTAAACTCATTGCTAATCTGCTGAGCTACTTGGATAACCTCTTGCGGATAAGGCAGAGCTTTAACTTCCTGTTTTTCCACTTTTGCCTTTAAATCCATTGTTTCCAGATAATGAACTGACTCGGCAAAATGAATTTCTAAAAGCTCTGCATAGCGCGGAATTTTAAAGTGCCGATTATGGCGACTCCACATTTCTGCATAAATTTTGCGATTGCCTTGAGAGCGACGATCTACAATTTCATGAAGTAAAGCTTGTTGTTCGGGTGAGATAGCTTGACGCGCCTTGACCCTGAATTGCATCACCATCGCATCATAAGCACGAATTACCTGTAAGTGGAATTTTGCAGAGATCCACATTGCGTACGAGTAAACCAATTCTTTTACGACGTATGTACCTTGCTTTTCCGCACCACCCTTAATTACTTTTACAGCACTTTGCAAATTTTCAGAGTTTATATTTTGACCGATATGAGAATTTGCATATCGCTCTATTTCCTCAATCAAGTCCTTGGTTTGCTGGTTGCGAAGAAAATAAGCAGGGAAATGTTTTTTATCATCACCACTTGCTTTATGTAGATCATTTAAGCAATAACGACCATTCTCATCCTGACGAATCTGGAAATCACCAATAACCAACGGTTGAGTATTTGGATTCGCTAAATTTTGTGTTAAACTAGACATTGTTAATATTCCTTTGTTGACAATCAATTAAGCCCTGCTCGTCAAAGTCTTGGGCTTTTTTGTTGTCTGTTGGTTTCATGCTTTCGCACTCTCTTGGTTTTCTCGCTTTTCTAACCATTCTTCAATGATCATATTTAGCTGAGCTGTGATAGTTCTACGATCCTTAATTGTTTCAATCTTGAATCGCTCTAAAGTTTTTTCAGGTATACGCACATTTACCTGCGGGTCTTGTCTTGCCATAAATCCTCCTATATAGCACGTGATTTAAAAAAACATCACAATCACATTAAAGCAAGTGCTTTATTGCATGTCAACTATTTTTGACTATTTATTTATAGCACTCTATAGTTTGAGTAATTTGAACATTTGAACATTTGAATATTTATGGCACGCACCGATCCTCAAGTTAATTTTAGAATACCTGCTGAATTAAAAGATAAACTCGATCAAGCTGCTAAGGACAACGGAAGAACTTTAACCGCTGAACTTATCCTTCGATTAGAGACGACTTTTGAGCAGGATGATCATTTGCAAGATTTAGTAGATAGAATTGAAAAACTAGAAGAAGCTATTGACAGCATGGAGTATTATCAAAATGACCACGGCCGAAGAATCGATGCATTAGAAGGTCGATACTAACTACCCTTAATTTGAGTATCTCGATATGATGCTCAGATCTGAGAATGAAAAAAGCACCCTAGGGTGCTTTTTTCATTTACCGCATTGAGAACAAACCCACCGATTTGCAACAGATGAGGCAGGTTTTGCAATCATATGCCACAAGAATGTTAGCACCCAGATAAATAACCAAATACCTGCTGTAAAAATAGCTAACACTAAATGCATCAACCAACTCATTTCTTTAATGTTTTTTTGGTGTAGTGTCTGCTTACCACACGTCTTACAAAACATCATTTGCTGTGCCACTTTAGTAGCCATTATTTAATACCCCTTGCATATTTAAGCCCAAGTAACAACCAGAGCACCAATAAATAAAAATTTAAGATTCACTCTTCTACCATACTTCCACAGTGCTTACACTTTATTGCAGCTACTTTTATTTGCTCGTCACAAAATGGACAGTTCTTGAATTCATCCACACTGGTACTTAATGGTTTTCCAGCATTATGGGTAAAAAGGTCATCAGCAACCAGCTTAGTTCTAGGTCTACTTGGCTTTGAGAATGATGGGGTAGCTAAATTTCTTTTTATATCTAAATCATTATCCTCTATGTTTTGAACTAAAGGTTTTGCTACAGCGGAATAAATCACCATAAAGCTTCCGATAAACAAGAACACCCAACCGTATTGTATTTGTACCGTGCTCATCATTGCTTCTGCCATACCACCAAAGGGATTACCTTTTAATTTATCGGCAACCTCTCCTTTAATACTATTTAGTTTATACAAGAGATAGATAAAATCTATTACCACTATTAGGATTGATATGCCGCCAGTAATTCTTAATAATTTTAAAGCATTAACAAAAGCCAAGATCAAGCTAATGATAGCTAAACCTAGTAAAATATAGCCATCAATACGTCCGCTACTAAATATAGAGACTGAACCTACAATAGGCATACTGGCTATTGGCAGAAAAACACCAAGCAATAGTAATAATCCGCCTGCCAGACCAATTAATTGTTGTTTTGAGAACTCCATAATTAACGCTCCCAAATAATGCGATAAATCTTTCCATCAACCACAACTATTGTATAGCGTTGCCCATTTACCGAATAAATATAGCTGACAGCTGCGTGAGGCCATCCCTTACGGTCATGAATAATATGTTTGAAAGAAGACTCTGGATTTCCCAGAACATCTACCATACGAGCCTGAGTGTTTCCAATCTCTACAAACTCAGTACTGCCACGAATTGAGCTAATATCAGTTGAAGCATACAAACTTGTTGCAATACCTATCCCCAATACCACTGCTAAAATTAACTTTTTCATTCTCATGCCTTTTTTTGAGATATTTTTGAGCATCTTAACCGAACGGTCTAAATTATCGCAATGTGAAAGAACATCCTTGTTCACTTATACCTCTTTATTCTATGCACTCATGTTCATGTCCATCAGGTATTTCTCTGCCTGTGCATGAGTAATCGAAATCAAACTGCATCTACAACCTTCTTGTGGTCTGCTCCAATGCTCAACAGCATGTTCTTGAAACTCCTTATCAAGAATATTAAATACTTTGCTACTGAAACTTTTACAAGTTTCCGGGGTATGGTCATCAATGATGGGGGCCCATAATAAGTAGCTCGAATTCTTATCCTTGCTATGCTCATAAATATCTTTAACAACCAGACAGTTAAAAACAAACATCTGTCTATTTGCAAACCAGGAGCGATAATCACGACTATTTTCCAGTAGTGTCCAGTTCACATGAGGTCGAATATGATCAGGGACTAAAGCAATATATCTTTCAGCAAATTTCTTGAATAAAATTCTATTGCTTTTAAGTTTCTCATTATCAAGATGACTCAGGAGGTCTAGTATCTCATGCTTAAAAAACTTTGAGTCGGCACCGCATGCCACACCCATATTTATCAACTCTCTCTGCTCGTCACTGCTGAATGAGTTAAACCATTTCTTATATGCTGCTCTACTTTCCGCTGTTAATACTCTTTTCATGATTAAGCTCAAGTGCACTTTTATAATACCGACCATTCTAATCGGAAATGGTAAATTTAATTATGTGAAAATGTTACATAATTCACACTATTTCTTCTTTTAGCTCATCAAGAAACTTCTTTAGTTCTTTAGCAGATGCATGCTGAGCGGATCTCACTACACTGGTTAGTGCCGAAAGCTTGTTCCGGTAATCCTTTTGGGCTGATTTTAGGTATTCACTGTAAGCACCATAAGTCATATTCATGATTTCGGTATGAGTGTGGCCAGCACTGATCAGTAGCTGGAATGAATCAAACCAGGTTGAATCATTGTCTTTTGCTGCCTGCTTTTTATTACGGCGTTTAGGCTGGTCTTCTTTAAAATAAGTACCGTTGACCTGCAGTACTGCTGATAAAACTTCTTTAAATTGCTGTTCCGATGTTGTGGCCAGATCGATCAAACTGGTTGCTGGAAGCTTAGTGGCCAAACTGCATATTCCCAGTACCTCAATTGAATGAGCCTTAAAAAGCTCGGTTAAAATTTCATCTGAATAATTTTTTCCCTTTAGAAAGCTTTTAACCTTTTCGGCATGCACTGCCCATTGGTCAAAATCTTTCATCTGGATCTGGTGTACTTCAACATCATTCACTGTAATAGAGCGATTAGCTGCCAGAAAAAAATTATTCATGAGGGGATCTCGAAAAAGCCACCCGAAGGTGGCGTTGGTTTGAATTTCGTATTTAAAATCCAGAATAGTTTTTGTTTATTCATCATCTTTAAAATCTAAGGATGGCTGAGCCTCCTTAATTAGATTATCCAGTTCTTTTAGTAATGCTGGCTTAGTTTGTTTGCCGTGGATTGATAGGAAGCTTGCTGCACCTGACAGAGATTGAGTAATCACCTCAAGTTGTGCTGAAAGCTTGCCAATGCGCACCTGTAGCCCATCCTTGAGTTGACGAGCCAATTCCTCTTGCTCGATGTAGTATTTGCGGATCTCATGACCTTTTTTATTGCGCTCCATCATCCCAAGGTGTTTGGTCATATCCACTGAGATGATGTACTCAATTAGGTTTTGTCCTGTTTTTGAAAGCTCCTCTTTTTTGAGGAGCTTAATAAAATCAAAATTCTCTTCAAAGCCACATTGTTTAATGCGTCGCTTAATCCAATCCGAAAAGTCCGTCTTAACCTCTAGCATTTTATGTAGGTCACGCGCATTCACGCCGAGCTGAACTTTTCCATTTAATTCGACTTCGACAAATGGGGTTTGATTTTCAATTTTTACGATTGCATTCATTGATCTGCTCCGACTACTCATTAAAAAAGAAGCACTGGCAAGAAGATGCAATGAATAGTCGAAACGACCATCTTCTTTTCGGGGATCAGCCTAGCCAGTGGTTTGCCTGAAAACAGGCGTAAAAAAAAGCCCTGCATTACTGCAAGGCTTATTTTTTCAGTTAGAAAATTGTCTAATCGTCCAATTTTCTTGTTTTGTTACTTAAGTTCCGTGCATTAAAAAAGCCGACTTGTTAGGCCGGCTTCGCTTTAAAAAATATACTTCTCTGTCATCAGGGTAGTAAATTACATAGGTTTGTATATGAGCCATATACAAGACGATATGCTATAAACACAGGCACAAAAAAAGACGCTTATGCGCCCCTGTGCCTGTATTTTGGATTCAGTTACTCAGCTTTAGTATCAAACTGCTACATTAAAACGATCAATGTGGCCAAACATGCTAAGTTCAGCATCATTTACCTTGGTAATGTCAGCCAGACATTCACCTTCAATATCGTAACTAGAGAAATCTTCATTGATCAGATCAAATTCCGTTTCCGGTGAAAACTCCACACGCCATAAAGTCACGGCAACCTTATCTCCTTTATAGGTATCAACACCTTTAAAGAAGAAGCGGTATTCATTGCCGATATCGTTTGCAATCGCAGTACGTGTTAATTTTCCGGCTTTACCTGACCACTTAACGTCACCAGTCGGTGCAATATTAAAAATCACTGTACCGAATGCCGAATCGAGTACATAGGTACTGGTATCAATATCTGTATCAGCGCCGTCTTTAAACTTAACTTCTGACAGATTACGCTCACCCAGATCAACCATGGTCCCAGCTTCAACAGTACCTAGTGAGCGATCAGCAATAGTGCTTGCAGATACTTCAGTAACTTTACCACTCATCACCATGGCAAGATTTTGCTTGGTTACCTCTTCCAGGGTACCGCTTACAGATACTCCTGTCTGTTTGCGTAGTACTGCATCTTTCGTACGAAAACCTGTTTTGGACTCATAGTGATCGGTTGAATCCGAAGTAATTTGAAGCTGCAGGGCTGGCATACTTCCTACCGGAAACATACCTGATACTGCACCATTAATAATTTTAGCCAAAAACAGTTCACCCTGTAACGAAATAACATCTGGTTTATTTCCCATCTGCTTTTACCTCTTTTGTAGTTTTTGCTGCAGCTGGTTTCGGCTCTTCAGAGGGCTGTTCTACCTCTTTGATCGTACCAGCATCTAATTGCTGTCGGATTTCAGCATCGGTGAGTCCACCCACGAAATCCCCTTTTTTGAAACGCCCTAAAGGTTGCTGGGCTACATATTGCTTTGCTGCCATGACTGGCTCCTAGATAAACATTTTGGATTCAAACACCAGAGTGATATAGACGCATGTTGGAGAGTAGTCCTCTTCAACTGCAATCAGGTTTAAAGGTCGTGCACTTGAAGCAGGCTGCCAACCAGATAATAATTCCAGGACTTGTTGCGTCAGTGCACCAGCACGATCCAGAACTGCAGAGCCATCATTAAGCTGTGCCGAAGCATGACGCTCAACCACCGTAACTTCCCATTGCTGGGCCAGCATGTTCATTGATGACTTTGCAACATCATCCAGCTTTCGGATACGGCGGTAATAGACCTGGGCATTTGGTGTAACCTGTGATAGCTCTGTAACATTTGCAGAGTTGGCCGGGGTATAAATCTTTTTAAGACCTGAAATCCCGTTGAGTTTCTCTGCAATTTCATCGCGCACCGCAAAGAAGTTTTTATCGCTCATCAGTTAAATGCTCCACGATATCATTTAATACATCCTGCTCATCCTGTTCGGTTAAACCCAAAAATGGACGGGCTGGCATATTGATGATGTAAGCCTTACCCATAGATTCCTGCATGAAGTTAGAACGGGATTTACGGACAAATCTGTTACCCACCGTGCCATCACGTCCCTGACGAAAATAGGTACGACGCATTCTGGCTTCATGACGTATTTCACCACCGAAGTGATGAATTGCGCCATAAATCACGTCAGTACCAATTTCTACTCCACTTTGCAGCACATTATGAGTAATGGAATCCATCAGCCGTGAGGTCTTACGCAAAGTGGTACCGCCTTCACGTTTAACTCGGCCAGACAAACGCCATTTCCCTTCAAGTCCTTCGCCCTGCGTCCATCTATTACGGATATTGCTTACTATTGTT